AGAAAAGTCCTGGTAGCCTTGGTCAAAGCTGACAGTCATAAGCTTGTCGAGACTGCCGCTAAACGGATTAAGACTGCCAGCTGCTCCGCGTGCGTTAATCGTGGATGCCGTCTTGCGCATTTCGTCTAGGACTTTGAGCCCTTGCTGGCGATATTGGAGCGCCTTTTGTCGGCTGGCTAAAACTTGTGACCGGCCTTGTGCTAATGTCTGTTGCGCCATTTGGCCATACATCGCAGACATCGCAGCACCTTGCTGCATACTTGAAATCGCGCCTAGCCCTGCACTGCCAACAGCAAGAGCGCCTTTTAGCAATGTGCCTGTTGATATCGTTGCAGCAGTTGTTGCGGCAGCACCGGAACCAGCTGCACTTCCCGCCGCTAATAATGCTGGTACTTCTGCGCCGCTCATTGTCCGACACTCACTTTATAATCGAGCCCTAAAATCGTTAAATCCAGCGGTACTGTTTGAGTCACGGTGATCGTTCCTTCGTTTGTGTAACCAAGTAACGGGCTAATCTTTTTGACGCCTGTAAATTTTGAGACAGACCCATCTAAAACACTTTCGCCAAACTGACGAAAAGCAACCAATTGTCCATTGACATTCATGGCTTGCGATTGAAAAACTTCGGCATTTACCTCTAGGATTCTCTTCTTAAAGCCTTTGAGGTTGCCAGACGCCAGGCGCGGCTCAACCGGCAAAGTTTTTACCGTCATCTGAAACGGCAGACCAATTTCAAAATTAGTGTTGCTTGCCCGGTCAAATGTCACAGACCCACTGCTTACCGTTTTTTGTGCCTGCACATTGCCGTCAACAATTACGTCGAGCGTTTTATGCTCAAGATGCGATGCGCTGCCTGTCGAAGCGGAGGACGAAGAAAACACAGCGCTGTCTGTGTGAATGCTACTGTCGAACACTTCGACATAGTAAACGTCTGTTTCCCCGCCTGTAAAATTAGTGACGGATATTGCGCTGCTTCTTGATGATGTAACGGTTAGATTGTTATTGCCTGCCACAGCCCGTGTTACAGTTATGACATTGCTTGCCGGGTTAGGTGCGGAGAATGCGGCTAATGAGTTGATACCTTTCGTGCCGCCATGACCAACAGCAATGTTATCAGCAACATCGTTGTTAGTGCGGCCACCGCCCATAGAAAATTTTAAAGATGTAGCCGTTTCGCCAGTTGGCGGATCGTCAGTCGTCGCGGTCAGCGTATAGCTGGTGCCTGCGTTGTCTTTGAATGTTATTGTGTCTCCTGCAACAATTGCGCTTGCATCTGTGACGGTAATCGTACATGTCGCTTGGGCTGGAATTTTTCTTTTCACAACAGTGTACACAGTGTCAACATCGACACCAGCCGCCAAGAACGAGCCGTCCGTAGTCAGATTACTAGGGGCTACAACTTGCTGACTTCGTAATAAACTGAAACAACTAATGGTGCCATCGTCGCCGTTCACTAAAAATAATCTGTCTGCCTCTTCAGTGCTTGTTGCACGGCGTATGGCCATATCTATAGGCGTTTTCAAAAGATGACCGCTCAAAAGACTGACTGCGCTTGTGGTGTAAGAAATCTCAACGTCTGTAAAGACAAGCTCGTTAAGTGCTTTGCCCAGGCGCTGTACATAGAGCGTGCCACTGTCGAGCCCGACTACAGGCACACCCGGTTTTGCGCCGTTGCGAGTGCCGACCTTAATCGCCAGTGTTCGTGGCGTAATAGGATCCAGCGTACCTTGTGCTATATAAAACTCGCCTGCAGTTGTAAAAATCTGCAAGTCTCGGCCTGCGTGTATATCGACTATTTCGTTTAAGCTTGCAGTTGTTATACTTGCAATGACTGCCTGATCGTCCAAGCCTTCGCCCAGTTCAAAATCAAAAAAGTTATTTACCACCGACCCGAAAAATGTGGTCGGCAAAGCTTTGCTTCCGCCAAAAAACAAACGCCCTTCGTGGAACGTACAGCTTTTTGGAAATCCCCTCTCATCGGAAAAGCTATCCTCATAACCAAGCTCTAGTTCGTAGTCGCCACTTGCAACCGCCGAATTATCAAACAGCGAAATTTCTGCAAAGCACCGCACCTCGGTTGCGCTGTTAACAGCAACGATGCGCAGTCTGCCAAAGCTATCAGTGATGTTAATAAACTGGTCTACATGACTATCGATTGTAAATGCACTGGTCGCATCAGGCTGGGTCGTCCAGTTTGTCGATACCGTTGCAACTTTTGACGAGCCCACATAATCACTAATAACGCGTTTTTGCCCGTTGCCTGTGCCACTCGTTATGCGAATTGTCGATCCGTTGTAGATGTCGTTATCACTACTAGCTCCACTGTGCAGCGTGATTGTGTTTGTGGCACCAGCCTGAGCAGTGTCTGTTGCGCCATCGTGAAAGATGTTTGCATCAGCAGTAACAGTAACCGTTTCCACAGACGCATCAGGCGTAATCTGTGCATTTGGATTTGTGGTTGTAATGGTGAAGGCATGCTTTGGCGGATTGGTCAAACTTATGTCGGATAATGTCCATCGATTATGGTCGGTGCCGCGCACAAGTTTTTGCGGTTTGAGATCCTCATGCACAATAATCATGGTGTCAGCTGATTGCGCAAAACGTATCTCGCTGAGCATTGCGCCGGTTATTGAACTGGCTGTAATAAAATCATTACCCGATCCGTTAATGTCTGTAACAAGGGCCGCATTGCGAAACACAAAAATTTTTCCGTTTGTCAGGCAAAACATATAAGAGTCTGCAGCAGAAAACTCGAAAGGCAGTAGCCGCACCCCGTCTTGAGGGCTTGCGCTGCCAGGTAGCTGGTGAATAAATTTAAGACCGTCCCTGCGTTTTACTCCGCCTTGTGGCAAGCAGAACACATTATCGGCTGTCTCAAGCGCATTATAATATTGTTGCAAGTCAATACGACTGCGCAGCAATGGATCGATTTCGCCGCTGGAAAAATTGGTTTGTATTTTTACAACCCGGCTCACGAAAGCCTCGCTGTTATAAGGTCAAAGTCTTCGATAGCCTGTGGCGGTTGTGATGTGCCGTCGATCTGACAGCACACGCGGAACATACCACCGCGCATGTTTTCGCCAGGCGAACCGCATGCCTGCAGCTGATAGTACTGTGCCTTCGTAGTCTGGTCGGTGACTGTTTCAGCAAAGTGCCATGCCAGCCAGTATTTCAACAGCTGCACAAAATACTGTGGCATAACGTCTTCGCTAACATTAGCCTGGTAGTCCACATGCACTTCTGTGTAGTTTGTGACAATCGTTTTTTCGTACACTTCCCAACCGTCAACGATGGGACGCGCACCGTGTACGCTGCTTGTAAAGAGTGCAAGTACACCGCTACCGATGTTGTCAGATGGCAACGCATATGCGTACTGCCACTCTGTGTTCGGGCTGTCCACCAACCGGCTCAGCTGCTGTTTTTTCTGCGAAAACCCCCACGGGTACATAACAAGCACAGTCGCTTTGATATCGTCGTAAAGTCTGTCACATATCTGGGCTGCGTCTGTTCCCTCCGAAAACGACGAAAGGGGCGCGGCCCCCAGCATTATTAGCGCATCAGAACAGATAGAGAGTTTCGTATCGCCGGTTGCCATTCAGCCCTCAACAATAAAAAGGTGCAGGGAGACGGCTGGCTGCTGACTGAGCGTCTCCCTGCAACCAGTTAATCAGAGTCGCTCACGGCTCCGATGGTGGTTCCGTCACTTACATCAACTACGCCAGAGGCGTTGCTTACAACAATGTGCATAGTGACTGTTCGAGTTCCGCTTGTGGAACCATGAACAATAATCATATCCCCAACATCTACCTCGTCCGATACATCATTAAAGTAACCCGCCGCATCGATTGCGGTGTGGGCATCCGAACTCGTGTAGATAAATAACTGGGGAAGAGTGCCACGGGTTGATTGACCCCCATAGCTCCCAAATCCTGATCTTGCAAAAGCCATTTTTTAAGACTCCCTACATGTTATCTTGACAATGCCGCCTGCGCTGCCATCGTCGATGGCGATTGCGCCTGCCGAGAACATTGAACTGACCAAAAACGACGTTTTTTCTGGGATATAAA